GATCTTCTTTATATTCTTGTATTGTGCAACCTAAATAATCTAGCGTGATTTTACTCTTGCCTTTTTTAAGGTGGTGATATATTAATGCACTAATAGCATGTCGTAAACGAAATAATGGATCGGTGTCCATTTTATCTCTATTCCATTGGCGGTAGTAGTCTTTGTTGGAGTGGTAGTGATTATTAGATTTTTTTCTAAAATATTCTCTGTTATTTTCTTGATATTCTCGAGTGCGTTTTAGATGTTTTTCTTTATCTCTATCGTATTCATTTTTAAGACGTTGTCTCATACATATTTTACAATAGCGATGCAATCCGTCTTTCTCTTCTTTACGCTTACAATATTGGTTTAGTGGTTTTTCTTCACCACATTTTTTACATGTTTTCATACACGTATAAATATACGAAGAGGCCCGAGTGTTACCTCGAGCCTCTTGTTATTTTTAACCTTACGGGGTTAAATTATGTATATTTGGTTAAAGAGTATTCAAACCAGCAACATAAATTTTAGCGTAATAGTCCGGTCTGATCATCTTCTTCGCGTACCTAGTCATCAATCCTTTTCTAGGAGTGAAGGTGTTAGGATCGTAAAGTAATGGAGTCATGATCAATGGAACATATGGAGCAAATACAGCACCACACTCAAGGAATTGAGCACCTTTGTAACCCATCAAGATAACGTTCTCGGTCATGTAAGGGTTTTTGTAAACCTTGTAACGACTGTTAAGAGAACCAACCTTTTGGATACCGAAGTTGTATTCCATTTTCTCGCCATCACCATCAGAAGCAAATCCAGGGATTGATTCGAGGATAGTAGCTACGGTTGGAGAAGTAACGAGGAAATTAGCACCACCACGGAGGGTTAACTGATGGATGGTGTTAGAAGCCTTCTGTAATTTAGTACCGAGGGTTTGGAACCAACCACCTTGAGTGTTGTAATAACCAAGATTTGAAGAAGCACCAACGCTATCTAAAGCAACGTTATTAACTGCAGACCAACGATCAGTTGTGTAAGCGTTTTGGATCAACATATCCAAGATCTCCAAATCAATCTCCATAGAGATGTATTGAGACAAGATACCAGTCAATTCAGCTTCAGCATCAACACTATGGTAAGCGTTAAGATCTTGAGCAAATTCCGGAGTCCATTGTGCTTTCAACTTACGAGTTTTAGCAACGATAGCTTCAGATTTCAACTGAACGTTGATTTCAGGGATAGCGATAGTTGTATTAGCGTTAGTTTTAGGCTGGCCATCTTCAAAATCACCACGGCTAGTAGCAGTTGGAGCTACATCATAGTATAATATTACACCACCAGACAATACACCAGCAGCAGCACCGCCATCGATTGCAGAAGCAGTTACCATAAATGAAGCTGTAGTGAAGGCAGCATTAATTGTAGTGAATGCTTGTAAGTTTTGAGCAACACCAATAGAACCAGAGGTAATGATGAAAGCACGAACTCCCAAAGGATCAGCGTTAGAAGGAAGAGCAACGTTAACCTTCTTGAAAGTACCAAAAGAAGCAGAGAAGTTAGAATCAAAGTTAAAATCAGCCCATGCAGCAGAGCTAGTTACAGCAGCAGCAGAAGCAGAATATTGATTGATTGAATAACCAAACTTACCAGCACCATACAATGAAGCAGAGTTGATATCAGTTACGTTGTTAGAGGCATTAGCACCATAGAGTGAACCACCATTAACAAATGGAACAGAGTTAGTACCATATTTGAAATCAAGGTAGAATACGAGACCAGAAGGTAAGTTCATTGGTTGTACACTAACGAATTCTTTAGCAGCGATTTCACCGAATACACGGCGAACCAATGGCAAGGCAACACCAGACCAGCTTTCGCCGTTGTATGCACCAGCACCACCTGCTTGAGTACCAGTTTGAGAAGCTTCAGAGATCAATTGTTTAGCTTGGTTTTCAAGCAACATTGACATTGTGTTCTTGTCGGTGGTAGACTTAATTCCTTCCAAAAGGCCGGATTTGGTCCACTTAGCCGACAATTTTTGAGCATCATCCATTACATTCTTGTATTGGTTAGATGATTCGAGTAATTGTTGTACGTTCATTTTAAATGAATTTGTGTTTTTAAAAAATTAATATTTAGTAATACCTGCAAGCATTTGCCACCTAGACATTGTTTCGTTTACCTCAACAATTTGTTTTTTAGGCGCTACACCAGCAGCTTTAGAAGCAAATCCTAATGATTCTTTGATAGTGCTTTTCTTAGATTTTGCGATAGCATTATTCATTGATTCAAAAATAGCTTTAGCTTCTTTCGCAGTAGTTGCTTTGTCGAACTGAGCAATTACTTTGAGTTTTTGTGATTCGTTCAAATTCTTAGCTTTGAATACTTTGTTTACATAAAGCAATTTAGCGTTAAGAAGATTAACTTCGTTAAGTTCGTTACGAAGAGCTTCGATAGTATCGATTGCTTCTTTCATTTCGTCTTTATCGTCTTTGTCTTCTTTCTTCTTTTTAGCTTCATACATACCTTCGTTTTCATCTTGATCACCCATGGCATCAAGTTCAGCTAATAATTCTTCTAAATCGATTTCGTCGATTTCTTCTTCCATAGCAATTTCTTCATCACCTTCTTCACCACCGAGATCCATTGACATTTCTTCTTCACCACCCATATCTCCCATGTCAGCGTCCATTTCTTCGTCGCCGCCCATTTCAGATGAAATGATGTCTTTAATAATGTCTTTGAGTTCATCCATAGTTAAGTCTGTAATGTTTTCATCTTCCATTTCAGATTCGTCTTCAGCTTCTTCGTCTTCCATTTCGGCTTCGTCTTCCTCAGCTTCCATTTCTTCGTCTTCAGCTTCTTCTTCAGCTTCTTCAGCTTCGTTCATTTCAGGTTTTTCTTCATCATCGCTTAATTCAGCTAAGATAGAAGATAAATCGAAATCTTCTTCGAGTTCTTCTTCTTCAAGAGCAGCATGTCTTTCTCTAGCTCCAACATGTTGGAAATCGTCAGTACGATACGTGTCTTGACCAAGTGATTTTTCTTCAAGTTTTTCTTCTTCAGCTTCGTCCATATCCATATCCATTTCTTGTAACTTTGCAGATAACATAGATTGGAGTTTTGGAGCGAGAGCTTCTTCAAGAGCAACTTTTGCGTTGGCTAACGCAGCTTCGCGGACAGCTTTAGCGTCGGCGATGGCCTCTTTGAATAGGTCTTTGTTTGACATAAATTGTTTCTCCTTAAATTTAATTACGGAAATAAGATTATTAGGAATCTTAATGGGGGGTTTGTAGAATACCCGAGTTGCAATAAGAAGGGGCAACCCATTGTAGGATGCCCATAAATATATGTAGATATTATAAGACGCGAACTATTTACAATTTAGATACTCCTTCTAAATCTTGCTTAGCATCATCAATAGATTTATAATTTATATCAGCTTGTCCTCTATTCATTTTCTTTCCATTACTAAAAGTATAATCTTCACCTACAAAATATAATATTCTTACCGGTGATCCTTCATAATCTTTAAATAATGATACTTCATATGTATTTAAATCATCTACTTTCTTTTCATAAGTAGCCTTTCCAGAAAACCCAGCATCATCTTTTGCAAATTTATATCCGTTTTGTAAAAGAATATCTTCTAAAGGTTTTAATTCGGCGTGTTTGGTATTTTCATTTAGCTGAGATTCTGTGATTAACCCAGCTAGGAATTGCATTCTTTTTGCTTCGTTTATTAATTGTGCCATTTTAATTGAATTGTTTTAAAATTTTATTATTTTGTTCTATTCTTTTTTTATGTTTAAGACCATTTTTTCTTGATATCATCGGTCTTGGTTTTGGTTTTGCTTTTGCCATCTTATTTAAATTTTAACACAATGGACAAACGCCAGTTGCGTTGCAAATAATTTCAGTTATTAAACTATTTACTTTACTGTAATCTTTTGTAGATTTATGTTGCTTAGATTCAGCTAATGACATATAAGCCATCGGGGTTGATGGTACTGAAACAAGGTCCCAGCAGAGCAACTCGAAATCGTCTTGTACTTCTACTGTTTCACCTAATTGCCTAACACTACCCATACCACGAGATGATATTCCAAGTGGAATACCAGCCATTACCAATGCTTTAGCAATATTACCTGCTGGTGTAGGTAATAGTTGTAATTTACCCATTAAATCATTTCCTTTCCACCATACTTCAGTAATAACGTGAGAAGTATTTGATAAATTTACAACAGATGCTTCAGGATGATCAAGTTCTCCTAGAGCAGTGCGAGTTTTTACAGGACCGTCTGCATATTTTTTAGCTTCTCTCTCAAGAATTTCGCGAGGATATACACGACCATTACCATTCTTTTGTTCAGCTTCTTGTAGTTTACCTACAAGAGTAACAAGGTTTTTACCTTCACCTAACTGTTTATTTTCTAAAATAGTTAGGTTAGCTGATTGAAACGGTGTGTGGTCTATTAATAATGATTTGTTCATATTATTTAGTTTCGTCTTGAGCATATTGAGCATTCATATCGTCACGACCATCATACATTTCATCTAATACTTCACGTACCATTTTTTCTAGCAATGATTTTAAATCATATTTACCCAAATCAACACCAGGTCTAAATGATGGATTTTTAGGTAACATTCCTCTTACTTGTTTAAGAGCATGTTCTAAAGTTTTATCATTATAGGTTGGATGTGAAATTGTTGTTTCAAGAGTATCATCGGTAGCTTGAACATCTAATTCATAGTTATCTATCATATTCTTTAATTCAGTTTGCTCATCTTTAGTAAGTGTACCTGTAATTGTCCACTCACCACCTTCGTTCAATTGATTTTCTTTTATGGTTTTCATTTTACCACCAGTAGCAGCAAACTTTTGTAAACCACGAACGGTTTTAGCATTATGGGTGAATTCGTCAACACCTTTAACACCGCTATTAGTTTCTTTTTTAGCTTTATTTGATGATGCTTTAGCTTTTTCAACACCTTTAACTGGCTTCATTGCGTTGATTTTATCAACTAATTCAACGGCAGCTGTTACTTCTTTTTTAAATGCTACAGGAGCTTTATATTTTGGAACTGAAGGTGATTCAACACCAGCTAATTTCAATGCTGTGTAATAGAATGGATTTTCAGCTAAATGATCTAAAGCAATTTTTTTAGCTTTATCTAAATCATCTGTATGTTCCAATTCAACCTTAATACCCATTCTTAATTCTTGTGGGTGGATTTGATTTGGATGTAATTCTTTTTTAGGTTCTTTTTTCTTTTTACCTTCATCTATTTTTTTATATACAGATCGTTCAGCAGGTAATTTTACAATTTTATAACTTGTTTTTATATTTTTCTTAGCATACTCTTGAGCAGCTTCCATTGAATCAAAGAAATCTTTAGCAATTACCATCTTTCCGTCAATGCTTGTTATTCTATATTTACCAGCATTTGGGTTTGGTTCTTTAGCAGTTTTTAAAGCTTCACTTGTATCATCACCTTCACCAAGCCCACCAGGGAAATCATAATTTTTAGTATATTTACCTGCTTCTTCTTCTTCAGCTCTAGAAATCATATCGATAAATTCATCATCTTCGCTATCGTCTTCGTATCCTTCAGTATCAACAGCATCTTGTGGGTATTGAGACATGAGTACTTCCTCATCCATTCCTTGTTCAGCAGCAGTTAATTCAATAGCCTCAGCATATGAATTTCCTTTAGCTAAATAAGATTTAAGAGTAGCTTCAATAGGATCACCACCCATAGCTTCATTCAATATACCCTTATTTTTAAGGATTCTAACTGAATCTTTAAATGAGGTTACATTGGTAACATATTGGGGCATTGTCATGCGTAAACTTCTCATGAAGTTATGTTGTGACATTCTACCTTCCATTAAATCAATATACTGTTGTTTTATACTTTTCATAGTTATTATGCTTTTCCTTGTCCGCGATAATTTTTTTCAGAGCGATCGTGTCTGTTATATGATTTTTTTGCCTTACCTTTTTTACGTTTACCGAATGATAATTTGTGGCTTTCACCACCGCCTTTACCCTTTGCCATTACTGCTGGAGATTTTTAATTTTATTGTATGACCATAAATATCCTCCTGCTGTTTTACATTTACCTAATAGGCAAGAGTTTATGCTTTTGTTGTTTAATTCTGTTTGAGCTTGATTTATAGAAGACCACTCTTTAATAAAATTATTTTGTAAATCATACTGTATTATAGATTTACTTAACTTTAAAGAATGGTTTTTTGTTCGTTGCATAGACTTAGGTTTAGACATTTTTTGTCTTATATCTATGCTAATATTAAATCCTGGTTTTCTTCCTGACCCTGTAGATAATTTACCTAGTTTTTTTCCTTTTAAAGATATAGATTTTTTTCTTTTGGTTTCTTCATTATCTTTTCCTTTACTTCCAGCTTCTCTAATATTCATTACATCAAATTTACACTCTTTATATTGTTGCAAATAATATTCTTCATATATATTTACAACTTCTTGAGTTATATCTTCAGGTAATTCATGAATAATTTCAAACTTATGTTGTTCCCAACCATATTTTTTTAAAGAATTATATAATTTAGATTGTCCTTTACAATGTAAATTTTTATAATTATTAAAACGTTTTTTAATATTAGACGATTGCCCTATATAAATTTTATTTGAAGGAGATAATATTTTATATATGGACACCATTAATATAATTCTTTAACTTTGTTATTGAGTTGGTTCACCATTTCAGAAATAGCAGCAACATTCTTTTGTGTTGCTTTCCAATATTTTACACCTTCTTCATTTTCTTGAAGTTCTTGCTTCATGCGAGATGTGTATTCTACAATGCGATCAATTTCAGCTAATTTACGTTTTACTTCACGAATTGCTTTGTGTAGTTGTTCGTTTTTAGTACGGAATTTAACATCATTTTTGAACTTAGAATATGTTACTTCGTTAAGTAATTCTTTTTCAATTATTTCTAATAATGATTCGTTCATAGCGGATTTTTTACCTTTCCATAATTCTTTATAATCAAGCACTTTAGAATTTTTAGGCATTCCTGGTGCTAATTTCCATCCTGATCTTTGTGCTTGTTTAGTTGCTGCATTGGGTCCTTGTCCTTTTTTAGAGAAGGCCATAGCAGATAAATAACCACCAGCATCGCCAGAAACAGACATTTCGTCTAGCATTTCGCGTACAAGTGATTTAATATATTCTTTAATATCCACTATTTAACGCTTTTTAATTCTTCAATTAATTGATAATATTGTAAAAGTGAAATGATATTTTCATCCTTTACGCTTTGTGTTTTATCTAAGGGTTGCAACAAAGTTATTACCTCAGTTAATTTAATCTGAGTTGTTTTGTCAGACACTGTAGGTATAATTTTAGTAATCTCTTCAGTGATAGTGCTAAAATTTTTATTAACAAATTCACGTAATTTAGTTGTATTAGTGATATTGTTAATAAATTCTTTTAATATTAATTTTTGACGATCAGATAATGTAGCATATTTGCTATTGAATTTTTCTAACAACATACGATAAGCTAATATACGAGATCCCTTATCCATGCTAGTAAATTCTTCCATTACACGATCCTTAACACTTTCCTTATCGATCTCTTTACGTGTAATGTGTTCAAGTAAAGTTACTTTATTATCAATAATATGTTGTGGTTCTGTAAATTCTAATGAATTGTGTGCCTCTATTAAATTAAATACAGCAGCATATTGCTTATAATGGCTGATTTTTGCTTTAAAGAATTCCTCAATATCATAATGATCACGAATTTCCTTAATGATATTGTATTTCTCCTTACGTAAAGCGGTTTTATTTAAACGCAAAGAAGCTTCTAACGTTGAATTAATAAACGTTTCAGCTTTAGCTTCACTAAGAGATCTAGGGGTAATTATTGCTTGATATAATTTATATTCTTTAGCTAATTCAGATTTATTAAAATATTTTCTAACAATTCCTATTGCTGCTGAATCTTTATTAGACACTGTGTCAGATGCTATTTGTCGAACTAGTAATTCGAATAATATACCTGTGTTTTTAAATTTGCTGTGTGAATGTTTTATCTTCATAATAAATAGTGTGCACTACCAATAAATATGTATTTATTATATACCCTTAATATTTTTTTCATCTAATAGGCTAGATTCCTGTTCCGTTTCGAATACTAGCTTTTTGCGAGATATATTCATACCTTCAAATAAGTTTTTATGCTTATTTAATTCAGATAATCCAACTGGTGATCCACCTTTTGGTGTACCGTCTTCACTAGGTATATTAGCAGTATATATTGTATTATTATCTTTCCTACCTAACCTATCTTTACCTAATGGATCATCTTGTGTATTGATCATTGATGCTTTTTCTTGAGGACGACCAATAGGACGTTTTTCATCATATCCAGGAGGTACAGGACCATCAACATTCATTCCTGCTCTACCTTTACCATATAATGAAGCTAGATCGTGTGGTGTACCAAATGATCTACCAGTTTTAGCTGGATCATTACCTTCATTTTCAATTTGAGCCATTCTGAATATGCGTTTTTTATCTTCAAGTACTAGATCACGATATTCATCAAATTCATCTTCGCTGAATTGGAATACATTATCGTAAATCCAATCTGAAGGTAATAGATTAGTATCTTGAATTGATTTAGCTAGGTCAACTTTTTCTTTCCACAATGCTACTTTTTCTTGTTCGTAGATGATTGATGGAACAGTTAATGATAATTCAAAATTAGCTAATGACTCACCTTCATATCCTTGAACATATAAATGCACTAATGCCATTTTATATAGTTCAGATAAAGCAACGCGTTGAATACGTTCAACAGTGCGAGCAAATCTAATATCTTCAGCAGCTAATGTAGCTTTACCTTGTAAATCTTTTTCAAATCCAAAATATGCTTTTGGTATTTTAAGCGCAGCTAACATTTCATCACGTAGGAATACTACGTCTTCAATTCCACCATACTCTAATCCTTTAAGAGTATCAATTTTAGTTGCTGTATCATTGCCACGAGTTGGAAGGTAAAAATCCTCCATCATATTCTGCATATTATAACGAAGATTATACTCACCAGTTTGATGATCCATATAAGGAGTTTTCTTCATCTTCTGGAATCTCTTCTGCATATATGCATCTACTTCATGTGGAGGTATATTACCAACATTTACAGTAAATACACGTTTTTCTGGGGCGCGAGTAATACGATGTAGCAACATCGCATCTTTCATTAACACATATTGCTTATATGTCTTACGAGCAGGCTCAATATATGATCTACCATATGGGAGATAGTTAGCATCGGTTAATAATCTAAAGTGAGCTATTTCGTAGTTTTCAAATTTAATTTTACCGTCTCTATCTTTAACACGTGAACTAATACCACCAGCAGCAATTACCATTGGATCAATCCTAAAACATACGTAAGATGGATTTTCAGGATTTTGTCCTTCTTCACGAACCATATCATATACTGATAGTGGTGTTACGTTGTAGATACCAAATTGTTCAGCGATTTCCATATGTAAATAAAAATCACCATATTTACACATATTTCTAATCCATAACCATAAATTAAATTCAATATTTAAAATATCGTAGAATAAATTATAGAGAATACGTTGAATATTTTCGTCTGCGCTTCTAATTTGTAATACTTCCCCCATTTCATTTTTAAGAGTAGATTCATCTGAGATAATATCTAGGGTAGAAGCGATGATAGAATCTGTATCCATTGCTTCATAGTCAGTATATAACTGAATACGAAGTGTTTGGTAGTTCATCGTTGGGTTATATGGCATATTAGCGCCATAGCGATGAAGTTTAGTAAATCTATCTATAAGTGCGTTGGTTTTTACATTACCGAAGGCTTGGATCTTATCTACATCCATTACCTTTAATTGAGTACCACCTACATTTCGTATGATTACATCAGTACTAAATAAGCGTGTTAATCTATTAAATAAACCTGGTTGGTTATCTGCCATTATATTGTTTTATTTATATGTATAAATATTTATTATCCTAATATCCATGATGCATCTTCAAATCCCCCACGACCGTCATTCATTGCATATGGATGTTGTTGGCCACTAGGTAGTAATGGACCCATCTCATAGCTTGTTCTAGCGATGTTAGATATCATTGCTCGATTTAAATCCATTCCTTGTTCGTAGAATTTCATTGCTGTGTCTCTAGTGAACAATCCAATTCCTAAAGACATTACTAAATCATCATTATATCCGTTTTGTGCTTGAGCTTTACCGTGTTGCCAAATAAATACACGTAGTTCCTCTAATAAACGTTTAGAATGAAAAGTAAAAGCCTTTTCACGAATATACGACTCCATTTTTGCTACAACAAGAGGTCTTGTTTTAGATGATGTAGTAAAACCAGGAACTGTTTGTTCCTTTTCCATTTTATCCATCCATTTATCTATATGCATCTCACCATAAGCACGAGGTGAATAATATAATTTTTGATATCCTTTGTCTATAATTGTATTAATAACATCCCAACCTATGTTTGCGTTTTCCACCACGAGCAAAGCATTATTATACTCAGTAGCAACAGAAACAAGCATATTTCCGTAAGTGCGCGTGTCGATTTGCGATTTATATTCTGCCACCTGCTCACAAGTTGTCGCATCAATGATATGGAAAGCAGAAAAGTCGCTACTATCTCCACGAGCAACATCAGCACATACAATATACTGCTTACTATAATCAGGATACTGCCAAATCCAAAAGTCACCACCCATAAAGCGGCGCTCAACAGGATCTTGTATAAATGTTTCTTCATAAAATGATAATAAGTCGGGTTCAATTACTGAATTACCTGAGCCTAGAAAGTCACAGTCATACTCCTGAGCGAATTCTCTAGGTGACATATTTGCTCTTTCTCTTTGCTCCCAAGCCTCATCTCTATCGGGATGTAAATTCCATCTTAGTTTGATTGATTTAAAATCATTTTTACCTATTTCAGCTTCAGCATACATTCTATGAAACCAATTACCAACTCCATTTGGAGAAGATAACGCAATAATACCTCCACCAGTTGCAATAGTTGGTTTAATACTTGTGTATATTTTATCAATACCCTCAATAAACGCAGCCTCATCTATCAATAGTAAAGATACTGCGTAAGATCGACCTGCATCTGATGCGGCTGATGTAGCAACAATTTGGGAATTGTTGGCTAGTTTTAATGATAATTTATTATCTGATACAGGTTTTTGATTACCTTTTAACCAGCTAGGTAGATTATTGTACATAAACTGTACTTTTTCAACCATACCTTTAGCAGTTTCTTGTTTAGTTGCTATACAAAGTACTGTTTTATCTTTATTAAATAGCATTGTCCACAATGAATATCCTGCAGATAATGTTGATATACCTAGCTGTCTTGATTTATTAATAATACTAAATCTATTATTTCTAAAATCATTTAATACATCTTCCTGAAATGGGTATAAATGAAATAATACTCTTCCCTTAATTGGATGTGTGATATAACAGTATTTGCGGAAAAAATGTACAGGATCCGTGGCGCACTTGATATATTCCTGCTTTATTATTTCTTTAATATTAGCTTGACTCATATATATAAATATATAAAGAAAGCCTGACTTACGGGTCAGGCTTTGTTTTCGCATTGGTCCTAATAATGCTAAACGGATGTTCCTAAGGTAGAACTATTTTATAAGTAAAAATGTCAATCCGGCTATTGCTAAACCAGCTCCTATTTTACCTATTTTAGCTTGGATTTTAAGTTTAGTATTTTGAAGTTTAAGATTATTATATTGATTTTTCCAATCTTTAATTTGTGTTTGTTGGTTGTTCATTATGTTTTTGTAGTTAGTTTCTTTTGAAACAAACTTAGCAATAACACTATCTTTGTTAGATACTCTAGATTCTAATGTAGCAATAGATGAATCTTTAAGCACAATTATTTGTTTAGTACCATCTAATTCTACTAAATCCTTAGCAGCTGAAACTAGTACTGGTTGAGCTACTGGTAATGGATTAGTTACTGTATCTTTGGGGTAACGTTTATTAAATGAACTAATCAATTCAGCTTCAGAATAAGAATCAACATTGTTTTTTTCTACTTCAATGTATTCAATAATAGTTTTAACTTTAGCTTTTTGATGATCAATAACATACTGTAATGAATCATCTTTTTTATCTAAAATTGCTATTGCAGAATCGTCTTTAGCAATTTCTAATTGCATTGAATCAACAGCAGCTACTAAACTATCTTGTGTTGCCTTAAATTGGTCAGATAAACCATAATAATCAACTTTATTTACTACTAACCACCCAAACAGTAAGATAATGATAATGGGTAAAATGTATTTTTTCATATTTTTATTTTATTATTCCAGCGTAAAATTTCATTCTGTTTTTAGTCCATTCATCAAGTGGTTCGGTTTCTGTTTCTTCAGGAGCTGCTTTTTTATTTAATTTAGCTTGACGAGCTTGTAAATATTCATTACCTGCTAACAAACCATCCATTTTAGTTTGCAATCTAGCTTTAAGATCACGTAAATTTTGTAATTCATTAGATGGAGTATCTGTAAGATCGCCTATAGATGGTCTAGAGCGTTTTGCTTTTAAAATATTACTTTTTACACTAGCTAAACGGTTTTCCAAATCAGTATATTGCATGAATGCTTCGTAATCTTTATCAGACATTTTACCTGTTGCTACATCAGCGGTTTCAATTTCACCTGCTTCAGGTTCTTCTTCATCACCACCCATCATTTTAGCAAATGATGCTTCAATTTCTTCATCACTCATATCACCAGCAACACCACCTTCTGGTCCTTCATATCCTGCTGGTGCATCTTCACCATCTTCATCTCCTATTTCAGGAGCTGCTGGTTGTGGACGATTAAGGCGTGGTGCGGCTTGTCCACCGGCTTGATTAATTGCTCCGGAAGCAACAAGAGCCATAAAATCGGCATTAATTGGATTTTGTTTATCATATCCTAATTCACCCGCTACATCAATTTTAGACATTGGTTCGCCTGTGGCTTGCATTGCAGTAATAATACGGTTTTTCTTACCAGAAAAATCAGCAGCATTAGTGCCTGGTGCTAATTCATAGCGTACAGCTACGTTAGCCATTTCATCAATTTCATCTTCGGCTAAATTTACAGGTTTACCTGATTTTTTAGCTTGCATCATTGCTTGAGTTACGGTTTGGGGAGGAACATTTTCTCCTTTAGCAATAGACCCAATTTCATCACTGGTTGTAGTTGGTGATATTATAGTAATCTCATTAATTACTTCTTGAATAGCTTCACGGACAATTTTATGTAAATCTGATTTTTTCATTTCTATTTGTTATGTGTATAAATATTATATGTTTTGTAGAATAGTAGCGATACGTTCCTTATATTCATCTTTAATATAAAGTATTACTTTATTGTAATATGTTTTAGTTATTGGAGAATTATATTTATTTAATTTATTTCGATTATCTTCAATATATAAAGGATGTAAATTATCTAAATCATTAATTATATCAGACGATATATTATTTTTAAACCAAGTTATAGGAATTTTATGATCTATTTCAATATTATTCCAATTCATACCATCCTTAAATTGAGCTTCAATATGATTTTTAATTATATTAAAATATTCGTCTTGTTTATCAATGATATTAAAATTTTTTCTTTTTAAATTATGCCACAGATTTCTAATTTTATAATGAGGATTATTAAAACGATATTTTTTATTAATATTTTTTATTTTTTCTTTATTATTTTCTCTCCATATTTTGTCTATTATATGTCTTTTTTCCCTATTATCTTGACTCCATTTTGTATTTATTTTATTTAACTTTTCTCTATTATTAATAAAATATTGTTTATCTACTTCTTTTTTACATGATTTACAGACATAAGCTTTACCATCTTTATTATTTTTATTATTACTAAATCCACTTAATTCTTTTTCATGTTTACACTTTGAACATATTTTCATACTAAATATTATTTCCAATAAATATATAAAAATTTGTTCTTACACCGTCTCTCCAAATATTTCTTTTAAAATTACTTTTATTCTATCTTCAGTAGAACCCGATATTTTAATTAAACGTTTTGGTGGAAATTCTTCTAATGCCATTTGGATAGCATTGTCTATTTTAATACGATAAGCTAAATCTGTTGTTCTGAGACCATTGTTCTCTACACTAACACCACGTGGAGATACATAAATAACTAAATCATAATAATCTTTAAGATTCATTGCTGATTCAACAAATGTACGTTTTTCCCAATCACTAATTGATTTTGCTGATAATGTGAATGAGCATACGTCCCAAATTGTACGATCTGTAATGATATTAGGTTGTAGTAGTTCATTAGCACGTTCAGCTAAAAATACAAATTGTCCTGGCAGTGTAGAATCAGTATTTAGAGGAATACCTAAATTGCTAAGATACTTACTACGTTCAGTTTGTATAATATAATCTTTAAACTGCTCTAGTTCACCTAGTGCTTTTGCTAATGTAGTTTTACCACATGACATTGTACCAGTTAATCCTATTTTCATTTCTTATTTTTATTATTTATTTTTTTCATTTGACGTGCTACTTTTTTAATTTGTTTAGCTTCTTTAGCACGTGCTTTAGATGCTTTCTCAGCACCAACCTTGTATTTAATATCTACAGAAACAGGACCTCTGTCGAATTTATCTAGATCAAAGGTCCATGTTTCAATAGTTTCTTCATCTTCATATACGCGAGTAAATTTACGTGCTGTTGGTTCTTGTATTATTTCTTTTGGTCTACCTCTTCTTTCTTCCATACTATAAAGGTATACTTTTTACTTTGCTTAAACCCTAGTACCTTTTTTTAAATTTTCTTCCCACCACATTGGTTGAGTATTAATATAATTAAAACATTGCTTTTGTTGTTCTATATCATTCAAATCAAAAGAAGAACAAGGTTTAATATGATCAATATTCCAACAACCTTTTTTTCGTCCGTAATTATTCCAATTCATTCCTTTAGTAAATTTAGATTCAAGATATTGTTTATATTCTTCTATATTACATCCCAACAATTCAGTACTACTTGTTCGTTTACACCCTAATATTAAAGCTTTTTGTATTCTAGCTCTCAATATGTGTTTCAATCTAAAATTAAGATCAGTTTTATATTTTATATTAGCTTTTTTTGATATAATATTAATATTTTCTAATCTCCATTTTTTATATTTTAAACTTATATCATTTGCTTTTTCTACATTATATTGTTTTCTTTTTCCATTTTTATAACGTTTTCTTGAATCTTCTTTAGATTTAATTCGTTGACATTCTCTACAGTATGATCTATATCCACACTTTATGGTTTTATCTTCCATAAAATCAATTAAATCTTTATTTTGTTTACATTTAGCACATGTTTTCATGGTATTCCGTTTGGAATAAATATAACTAAACTCGACTTCCTGCTGCCTTTCCGGCGGCTGACTTGTAAAAGGGGATACCGTTAACATCTTTCTTCTTCTCTTCCCATTGCTCTTTAGTATGTTTAATTCCAAACAAATAATATTCGGCTGCGCGTTTATTACCTTGTGGGATTAGAGCGGGACCATCCCAATTATGAATCTTTCCATTTAGATAATAGACAATACTACCATCTGCTGCTTTCATTTTCTTTACTTCTGACATTGTGTTTTATTTTAAAAGTGATTCTGCTACATAAATACCGTGTGCTCCTGAAACTGTAATACCTCTAGCTGATAGGGCATCGCCTACAAAGTGTACATTTGGATACTTATTCAATGATAGATTGGTATAATTAACTAGTGGTTCTGGTGATAGATATTTTACTTCAGGCATATATATACCCCAATCATCTCCCATTTCGGGGAATATTGTTTGCATATTAGTGATAAAATTTTCAATATATTGAGCATATTCTTCTCCTAGTGCTTCAAATAAAATATCCATCGTATCTACTTGTATAGCAGATACGGTATTATTTTCTGATGTAAGCCCTGGTTTGCGGGTTTTATTTGGTGAATAATAAGTACCAGTTTCATTAATTTGAAGTTTTTGTACTACATCTCTACTCCAAGCAAATGGATCTTTAATACCCTTAATTTCCATTAGGATACCAAAGTTAGTCATATTATTTCTAAATTCCTCACCTTTTTTAGCGTGACCATTATATGTTACATCCCCATACGTTTCCTCAACTGCCACATAAGCAGCGTTATTATTCGTACAAAAAGAACGAAGGGATACATTATCGAATTTTTGATAAAGTTTAAAATCATAAGATACATCGATTAATTTTTGAAAATATTTTTGTGGTGCTTCAAATCTTACACCAATTTGTACTGATTTAGGTTCAGTTGGTAATTTGTAAGTATCAGATAATTGTTGAGCAAAATCAATACCTGATTTACCTACTGCAAATATTAATTCGTCTCCTGTTGTTCCATATACAGTGTATTCTCCTCCTTTACCTTGTTTACCTTCTACTAAAGTATAACCATGAGGATTTTTAAAGTCAATATATGTAATTTCAGTATTCCATTCAAAACAAACACCTTTATCTAGCAAATATGAATACCATGCTTTAGCAATCTCGTGTAAGAAATTAGATCCAATGTGCCATACAGGAAACATTCTCAAACCAAAATATGGTTTAATAAATTCAGGTTCTTCTTGTGGATCAGACATAAATATTTCCTCTGGTTTGGGGTGAAAACGAGTAAAATTATCTACTACTTGCTTCATTAGTTCCATGGCTTTTTCATCACCACAATACTTAGACAACTGCCCACCAATTTCAGTGTGATATGTTAATTTACCATCACTCCACCCTCCACTACCTAGCATACCAGTCATAACTTCTTCAGGTAGACGATTGTGTGGGTCATTACCTTTGTCTATAATGGTAATATATTCACCAGGATAACCATTATCTACTAATTTAGTAGCAGCATTAATACCAGCTACTCCAGCACCAATAATAATAATTTTCTTATGTGTTGGTATAGTAGGGGATTGTTCCTCTACAGATTGTGATTGTGGAGAATATGTTTTAGTTTCAGCAGGAATAGCATTATCAATCATATTATTCCACCCCCTAATTGAATTTTGATAATTTCTCATGTTTTATATTATTAATTAAATATACGAATTTTATTTTGCCTATAATAGAGAAAGCCCACCTTTAGGGTGGGCTACAGCTCCAATATTTTTATCTCTTGCGAGCGAACAGGCTATAAATCTGTTCTATATGTTATTTAAATAATTCTTCTGGGTTGATATTGAGGGCTCCTTGATTGATGGATGTATTTTTTAGTATTTCTTCATTTGGGGTTTTTCCTATTAAATCTAAATTGACATTAAAATATTTTAAATCTCCATTAGGACTAACATTAACTATATATCCATCAGAACCTATTTTTTCGTTTATTTTTCTTAATAAAATATTTTTCATCAAAGCACCTGCAGCATCTTCAGCATTATTAACATTAGTATTTTCAGGTAACTTTTTAATGAGATTATCTACTTTGGCATATATGTTAGCTATTAAAGGATAATTTTTAGATAATTCTTTAAGAACATCATTATTAGCAAAATCTATAAATGTTTTAAAAGCGTCTACTATATCTTCTTTAGAAAATCTTAATGGATTAGGTTGTTTATCTTTATCTACGGTAGAATCTACAGAAGATAATAATGAATATAATCCAAATAAAGTGTTTAATAATTCAAGATTTTCTTTATCAGATCCTATTCTACCAAAGCCCATAATTTTAGAATCATATGCTTTTACTTCAACTCCTTTTCCACCAATTATTAAATCTGCTTTTCCGCGACCCGGATTACCAATAACGGATAATGGATTTTTTTGGTAAGCGAATAACCAGTATAATGATATTTCTCCATTGCCTGATCCTTTAGATCCTGCTGAATCTGTACCTTGGTCTTTTTTAGGAGGAGCTACTGGATATAGTTGTTTAAATGTTTTAGCGTCTTCTCCATTTACATTTACATTTTTTCCTAGTTCATAGGAATTTTGTACTTGGGGAATTTGTTCTACTTTTAAAGTATTTTTTATAACTTGATCATATTTTTCATCACCTTCAGTAATGATATTTGTTTCCTCTATATTAAATTCTTTTAATATTTCTTCTAATATAGATTTCTTAATAGGATCATTCATATCAACAATCCCATCGTGGCAACGAAATGACCACTCATTTAATATTTTATCTATAACTTCCATATTATGCTTCTGCTGGTGGGGTTTCTTCTTCAGGTGCGGGTGCTGCTGGTTCTTCAGCTGGTGGAGCTTCAGGAGCTACTTCAGGAGCACCTGTGGCAGCAGTAAATGCTTCAACTCCAGCATCAGTTTTTTCAGCACCTCCAACTTCTACTTTTTCATCCAATGCATAACTTAATTCTAATAAATCAGCTATACTTTGAGATGCTCTTTCAATTTCACTCAATTCTTGCATGTTATATCTTTTACCAGATATTTTTGAAGTCCAATTTTTCCTACCATCATATATAACATAAAATTCTTGATCATTAATCAATTTAATGTTAAATGTAGTTGGTTTTGGAGCTACTAAACTAACATCTTGAATAAAACGACCAAATGATGGTGACATTAATTCCTCAACAACTTTTTTCAAACCAGGAAAGCGATATATTAAATACATCGCTTTGGTAGCTTTTTGTTGTTTGGCTTCTTCCTCTTTAAGTGCTTTACGCACTGCCACTTTAATATATTTCTCTAGTAAGAGTTGTTTATTCATCGCCTTTTAATTCATGGAAGCCTTGAGCAGCTTGTTCAATGTAGTTTTCTGCTTTAGCAATATGGTCTTGAATCCATCCTGGGATATTGCGTTCTTGGTTACCAAGTTGTTGTCTTAACTCAATAATTGCTTTTGCAATTTCTTCTAGGCTAGAAACAGCCATAGCTACTTCATGGTCACCTTCTTTAAGATTAGAAGCTATTGCTTTGCGGCGCTTAAGAAGATATTTATCTGTTTTATCCTTTTTTCCATCATTATTGATGTCGGCATCTTCTTTGCCTACAGGATCAAGTTTTTCTAATAAATCAATGAGTTTAATCATTTTATTTGTCTTTAGCAGATAAATAAGCGGCTACTGCCATTTGTTGTTTTTTGGTTTTTGATTTGCCTTTAAATTGAGGTGCTTTAGATTTTTTAAAATCCTTAACATACTCACCAGCACCCATAGACGGTTCTAATTTTTCGTCTATTTCTTTACTGCTGCTTTTTTTTTGTCGTCAGCTTTAGGCTTATGCTCTTCTTTTTCTTCAGCTTTAGTTTCACCTTTTTCGTGCTTGCTTTTAGAAGCTTTATCATCAGCTTTCTTTTCTTTTTTCTCTTTAGGAGCTTTAGCTTTTTCGATAAGTCCCATCATTTCTTTAACCTTTTGGGTCTCAGATGATACTTTACCTTCAACTTCGCTAATCTGGTTGTCAAGCATTTCAGATAATTTAGCGTGAGCCATTTTAATTTTTTCTAATTCAGTAACGAATTTTTGCATGTGGGCATATTCGGCTACGAATGCACCATCACCACCTTCGTTAATAGTGTAAGAACCTAAAGATTCTTTCATTTTCTTTAAACCAGCTAATTCTTTCTTAAGGTGTACTAATTTTCCAGGACTTTTTTCTAATTTACTTTCCATTGCTTCAGCAATTGCTTGACGAACAACGTTACGTACTTCTGTAATATTCATGATTTTGTTTTTGTCGTGTTTATGTGTATAAATATGTTAAAATTAATCTAAATTATTATATTTGTTTCTATTACCTTGCTCATTATTATATCCAAAAGACTCAGCTACTTCTGTTGTTTTAAATAAAGGTTGTAAATTAGTATAATGAAAGCATTGTTTTTGCTGTTCTATATCAGTTAAATCATAACTACTACATGGTTTAATATGATCAATTTCCCAAATATTTCCATGATTAATCCAAGACATTTCGGGTTTAAATTGTAATTCTAAATATATTTTACATTCTTCAACCGAACATCCTAATAATGTAGATGCTGAGTATACTTTAGGGGTTTTATTTCTTATTAAGAGATTATATAGTCTTTTTCTTAGTGTTTCTTTAAGTTTAAATGTAGGATCTTCTTTTAATCGTTTTTTAGTATATATTTTGATTTTTGTTTGATGGTATTCTTTATTATCTTGATACCACTTTTTAGTTCTATTTCTATGTTCTTCTTTATGATTATCAAAATAATCCTTAGTTTTATTTAAAATTTGTTCTTTATTATCTATATAATATTGTTTTGATTTTTTAACAATTTTATCTTTATTTTTTAAGGTATATTGTTTATAATCATAATTATCATTATATTCTTTTACACATGTTTTACACATATGTCCATGTCCATCTTTTGAATTAACTTTTTTACAAAAATAATCTAATTCTTTTAATTGTTTACATTTATTACAAAATTTCATATAATGTTATTTCCAATAAATATCTAAACATCAAAAGGAAGATCATCTTTCTTTAAGTCTTTTTCAATATCGCGCATAGTATCAGATGCCCATTTCTTTTGTAATGGTTTTAATTCATCGTTAATTGCATTTTCAATGAATGGGAAAAACTCATCATCAATCAATTTATATACTTCAGCAAAGAATAATTCACGTACACGTGGATCATCAATATTACTTTCATTATATATTTTACTAATGGCATCATATATGAATTTGCCATATTGTAGATCACGTGGTTCATTTGATAATTTATCTACAGCACCTACAATAGCTTGATTCTTTTCTTTATCAGCACCGAAGCCTTCTGTGCCTACAATCTCATACAGTCCTTTTACAATTTCATGTACTAGCATTGGAAAGCAGATAGCTTTAGCTTTGATTACGAATTGCTCATTTTCCTCATCATATTCCATTTCACTTTCACCACCTTGCATTTTAGCACCTTGTGCTAAGGCAGCTAACATCATTGCAATAGCATTTTCATCATCGTAAATACCAAAGGCTAGCTTTAATATTTCACTATATTTGTCTACTAGTGCCGGGTTAATGTCGTTAAGATATTCTCTAAATAACATAAATCCAAAAGCACCCCTAATTGAAGCACCTTGTGTAATACCATTAATAATACGGCGTTTTGCTTTTTCAGCTTCAGCAGGCATATTATCTAGGCTTACTTCACCTTGACTTGGTTGGATATCTAAATCATTCATTCCAACTATTTTAGCATCAATTTTAATGTTTGCATAGTCAATAATTGGGTAAGCATCAGTTACCATTTGGGCAGCTACCATTTCAAGTTCATCACGATATCCATCTTCGGCTTGAATAATTTCATCTAATACAGCTTTAGATTTAGTTAAAGCTTGCATTAAATTTTTATCACCAAGCATTTGACGTAATGACTCACCTGATTTACCTTTTAGGGCAGTCATTGTTTTAGGTGAGAATATTTTCTCGTAATCTACTTCTAATAATTGTCCCATTATTTTTTAGATTTAAAGCGTGCTACAATTTTTTTAAGTATTTCTTCTTCATTCATTGCTTTTGGAGCAGGTTTAACATCAGGATTACCCAATGGACGACGTGGTTTTGGTTTACCTGTATCAGGTTTGCCTGGTGCTACTGCTGGTCCTGGAGATGGTTTTGGTTTGCTAGGTGAGGGTGCGTTAGCTTCATCTAAATCTGCTTCTGAATTTACTGCGTTTATTACTTCCTGAGGGAATTTAGCCAGTACTTCTTTTTCAGTTGCACCAGCATCAAACATTTTTTTAGCAGCTATAATTTGCTTTCTAAAATCTGATTGTTTTGGTTTTGGTTTAACTGCATATCTTAGTTGAGCAGCAGTTACTTCATTAGTGTCTCCGTATGTTTTCTCGTTTAATACTTTATTGATAGCAGCTTTAATTGCTTCTTTTAAATCATTTATTTGCATTTTTCTTTTCGTTTATATGTTTACGTAATAATTCTTTAAATTCTGTTAAGTGTTCAGGATTGCGCTCCATGTACTCATTTACAAGATACTGATGGATCTCTGCCAAATTGCGTTGTTGTAGTGCTTGTAATAATTCAGATGGAGAATCTAAGGAAATAGCATTGTTTCCTGCTAATAAATAGTTCATATTACCTGGTTGTACATTAATAGATGCAACTATTTGTTGATTTGCTAATCTGATGAAATAGATTTTACTAGCACCTGTTTGGAGTACTCGCCCTACTCTACCAGCACCACCTAATATATTATTACGACGTGTAGCACACCTATCATTATTAGGATCAACACGAGATGCAGTGTTAACATTTAATCTTCTAAATTGAGTT